AAAACATAGAGGTTTTCATCATTAGAATTTGCACCAACACCAGAAAAAGTTCCAGTAGACATACCATAATCTCTAGGGTCGATAAAATAATTATCTTCTGAAAACGAAAGTACAAAAGATGATACTGCACTTATTGTGTTTACACCATCAGTTGCCGAAAATGTGATAGAAAATTCTCCAGCATCCGCCTCTGTAGTACTTGGTGTAATAGTAAATACATTATTTGTTTGAGATACAGTTGCTGTTGTTCCAAGAGTACCAGTTGTGACTGCATAACTCCATGTTAAAGGAAATCCTTCTGGGTCTGTTGATATTGCTGTAATGACAGTTGCAGTTCCGTCTTTTGCAAGATTATAATTAACATCAACACCAGAGATCGCACTTGGTGGATTATTTACGCCAGTTGCAATTAGAAACCAACCACCATTATACAGATAGAAATCGTTAGTTGTTGTGACATATGCCTGATCTCCATTAGACATTCCAGTAGCGGCTATTAGTGCTGCCATATCTGCATAGACAGTAGCACCACCAGAACCTAATAGTCCAGTACTGTCTGCAAGTTCAGAAATATCGTTACTTACTGTGCCTGTCAAAACTCTCCAAACACCTGTAACTGCGGAGTATCTAAAAGTACGTCCTGTGATTGAAACTTCTTGTCCATCTGTAGGACTGCTTGGAAAATCTATTGCCATTTTTTATTCCTCTTAACTATCTGTCCATGTTTGTGGGTCAGTATTCGATACAACACCCTCACTGGGTTTAAATCCAATATTAATCGCACTTAAAGATCTTAATGAGAGTTTAAATGCAGATGTACTTCCAATCTCTGTTCCAGATTTGGAAACATTTGCAATCTTAAAAACTCCTGCGGCTGCTATTTCGGTTGCAGTAGACATCAGAACGGTACGTTATCTTCTGGGAAAGCATAACATGCATTGTAATCATTTCCAGCATCGAGTCTATTGTTTTTTCCGCATTTATGAGTTCTAAAAATTCTGTAATTTGTTGAATTTTCTGTTAATACATCTCCACTAAATCCAATATCGTCTGTGGTTCGATACCAATTCATCAATCTACCATATCTTGGATCTCCATTATCATCTTCATCATCAAAGTGTCCTTTATATTGCATCGGCACCAATGGATATCCAAATTGACCGCCATCTATAGGATGTTTATACATTCTCGATCTACCAAGCGGCCACATTGTAGGATAATTGGTATATTGTGCATCTTGGTCGCCATAATGATAATTTGAATTTGAACCATGCTCAGTGTTTCTATATGTTCCGTCCATACTCAAGTATTGTGAATTATGAATTCCATAATAAAATCCATATGTACCTGTCTGCGCAGCAACTCCATCAGCCTTATGCATTTGATCATATACAATAGTATAAAATTGAATACTAGGACAATATCTAGAATTTCCAGAATATGCATGATTATCGATAGAAGGCATATATTCTAAATCGCACTCTACAAAAGTTGCATAATCTTTTTGAGAATCAGTACCATTTGTAATTAATTGAAACGCAAAAGTTGTATCATTCATAATAATGTGCATTTCATCCCACTTACTTGGCATTTGCTGGTCATAAGGAGGAATCTGTGTCCTTCTATATGATGTGCTGGTTTCAGAAGTCCAAAAATGATTATCATTTGAGTGTGGGTGTCCATTGCCACTAGAAGAATCATATACTGTAAATCTCCAACTGTAATCTCTATTGACAATCAATTTAATTTTTCTTGAAGGCGTGTATCCAGCAGTTTGACCTTTTGCATAATGATGTTTTGTCATGCTGAAATTGCCGGAACCATTATAACTAGTCGTACCGCCAGATAGGCCACCAATAGAATAAATTCCTGTACTTGGCATAGAACCTGTAATAAAAGACTGGCCAGGATTGTGTCCATTCGAATCTAAACTATTAGCATCAGTAATGGTTCCCGACAGAACACTTCTGATGTTATTTATTGCCGCGAGAGTACCAGTGCCACTGCTATTTCCACTTGAGACTAATTTTGCGTACATTTCTTTATTCTCCTGTAAATTCTGTCCAGACACTATCAGCATCTATTAATGAATGTGATCCTAAGATTACAATCTCTTGTTGTCCGTTATGTAATCCACCGAACAACTGAGTATCAGTGTCATCTTCACCAAAAAGATATTCTCTTGATATTTGATCGTTGGTTGCAGTTGCAGAACGATACACTGTTAGTGTTTCCATATTACCATCTTCATCTACTGGTAATTGATATTTAGATTTTAAATCTGCAACTATTGTTTCGTCTGTAATAGGCATTTTATTCCCCTATGAATATGTAAATGTAACTCTTAAATTTTCTCCGGCCGTACCACTACCGACTTGTGTGATATCCAATGTCATATAATCATCTGCATTCAACGAAAAACTTGGATTTGTATCTTCTTGTTTTGTTGAACCAGCAGCAATGGACATTGTTTTAGTAGTAGTCGCTCCACCAGAAACTTTGTTTATTGTTATATTTATACTACTTCCAGCTGCAACTGTATCAACCCTTGCAATTATTTTATTTACCACAATATTTCTTGGGGCATACCATCTTTTAGTTCCTGTTGTTACTAAAAGTTCGCCTTCCTGTACAAGACTAACGACACCCAATCCAACACCACCACCAGTTAATAATCCAGAACCATCAGAGAGTTCGTTTATATCTGTGGGTACTGTTGGTTTGTTTGTCAAATCATTAAAATCATTAGAAGTGGCCACGGTAGACAATGTTGGTAAATTTGTTAAATTATTATAATTTACACTAGTAACACTCGTTTGGGCAATTTGTCCTATTTTTGTTTCAACTTCTGCATGAGAATTAAGATAGTCATTCATATGAGTTGGTACAAATTTTGTTCCATCATACATTAAACATGCAGTAGTTGGTATTACTGGCTTGTCTTTGATCAAAAACGATGTCTTATGTCCAAATTGTGTGTGTTGAAAGTAAATCCTAATAGAATTGTCTGCGTCACCCAACACATCAACTTCTAAATCTTTTACATGAATTGTACCTTTCATTCCGCTATGATTTGCACACTGATAATATAGTGTATCAGGAGCATCATTGGGAACTGTAAACGTGAGAGTGCCGACTTCTGTTCTAGACCCAGAGACACCGTTTGTATATTCTCCAACATAACCACCTTGTGTCCAGTTTGTGCCATCATCTGTTGTTAAATAAAATGGATGTCCTGTAACATTTAAATTAAACGTATAAGTTCCGCCACGATAAACTGCTTCAATATCTGTACCATGGACAATATCTATATCATATGCACCAGAATTTGTAGAAACATTCATAGAAATAGATGGCGCAACTAAGGTGATATCAGATGCTGAAAAATCGGATGGAATAGTCCATACATGTTTCTGCACCTGTGTGTTTCCGCCAGCCACCGAATTAAAACGATCTTCTGTAGTGCTTGTTACGCCTGGAATTATATTATCTGTACCCGCTCCTAAAACTGATTTTAAATAACCGGCATGTGTCTGTGTCATATCTCCATATTGTGTATATGCAAAGTTTACAAAGGTATATGTTCCTTCTCTATAGAGTGGTACTTCCGTTTCTGAACTTGAATTTGTAACTGAACCTCTACCATATAACAAAGTTTCTCCCCAAGTCCAAAACCAATTCATTCCATGGCCACCTTCGTTTGCATTCACAACCAATTCCATATTTTCTGGAATTAGTGATACATCTAAATCTGGTGAAGCAATAGATGCAGAACTTGTAAGTTGACCATCTGTAATTGATAAATTTTCATCTCCAAGATAAATTGTACCAGATGATAGATAGATATCTCTAAATTTCTTATCTGCAGAACCTAAATCGTATGTTAATGTTGTATCTGGTAATACATGACCAGTAATAGGACCATTAATAGGCGCAACAGTGATTTCCCACGTACCTGTCGTAGCATTATACGCATATCCTTCGTGAGTATCCCCATCACTTGGACTATCTGGAAAATTAATTGCCATCTTTATATTATCCTTCTAATGAAGCAGTTGGTGGTGTAAAGTTTGCGGTGTATCTTGCTAAACCTTTAGTGATACGGAAGTCTTGCATATACCCCCCAAAGTAATTTGAAGTTGTATCATCCTTGCCAATCTGAACAGGTTGACTTGATCCATAATTTCTAGAGTCTGAATACGTTGAACTTGCGGCTGTACCGTTAAAGTACATTGTAGTTGTTCCAGAGTTTTTAACTATAGCCAAATGTTGCCAAGTATTAAAACTTAAAGTGTCGGTTGGGTAGTAAAATATCCCACCTGAGAACATTTGAACTCGTCCAGTATTATACATACCAAGGCCAAAACTACCTGTCTCAGTACCCGCACCAACTCGTGTGTCAAATATTGCGTTAAACCCACCAGTTTTTGTGCAATACAGCCAAGTCTCGATTGTCCAATCACCTGTACCAAAACCATATGCTTCATCATCTGAAATAGAAATATAATCTCCAGAAGCATCAAAATACATTGACTTAGTACTAGCAAACTTAGCCTGAGTAGTTGATCCAGTAGTATTACCTACCAGCTTTAAGTTAGCGCCTTGAGATTTATCTATAATAGAAGCGTCAGTGCCTTTGATATGTAGTTCTGTGCCAGTTGAAGATAGAGGGGCAGTTGGTGGAGTGAAGCTTGAAGTGTAAACAGCAGATCCTCTGGTGTACCTAACATCGGATACTTTGCCAAGGCCCATGCGCCACCACCCATCATTACCTATACGAAGATCGGCATTAGTGAGATTAGTACTAAATGCTTCAGTATTTTGTAAAGATCCGTTCACAAATAATCGTAGATTTGTACCATCATAAGTAATAGCTGCATGATACCAAGTTTTTACCTGTAGCGCCTTATTGCTTGATGGTGTCATAAACCAAGAGTCGTTTGCATAAACAGCAAATCCGCCAGCTGAGGGGTTTTGGTACATCAGCCTTACGCCGTCATAATTGTCTGAACCTTTGAAGGAAATTATAGACTGGTTGTTGCCATTAGAAGTGTTTGGAAATTCATCCCAATACACCCAACATTCAACCGCAAAACTTCCAGACGATGGAGCTGTTACTGTAGACTGCACCCAAGCACTTGTGCTGTTTATCACTATGGACCCACCGTGATCAGTTACTGAGTATTCTATGTAGTCGTGTGGTGTATCATTAACTATAGATATACCAGAATTTGCTATTGTAAGTGTTTTAGGAGAAGAACTTTTATCTCCATGATAAGGTAATCCGCAACCCAAAAACACAGTTCCAGTTGTAGGTTCGGCAGCACCATCGGCATACGTTGAATCTGGTTCATATGCATAACCTTTTACTATATGTAAGTCTTTTATATAAGCCTTTAAGTCACTAGTACCGTTTTGTTCCTCGCCCATTTTGAAATTTTGTGAAGTGTAATTAGTACTATCTGTAAAAGTTGTAGCTTGTGTACCATTAACGAATACTTTATTATTACCTGATCCATCACGAGTCCAACAGAAATGTTGCCAAACATCTTGACTTGAGGTTGACGTACTACTTAACCAAGTATTTGAATAGGTATAAAAAGTAATATTATTTACTGACATCATGACGCCAGGATTAATACCATCATTGGTATCAAATATAGTTCCGAGATATTGATGTAATAATTTCACCCAAACCGAAATTGTAAATGCACCAGTACCAAACGCAAAATCACTTGAAGGAGATGCGTATAATACATTAGCAGCAGTATCTTCAAAATAAGTAGAATAACCTCTACTTCTGTAAGGGCTGAACGTACCAGCGTAGGCATCGCCATTTACGGTAATGCTATGATTATTCGAAGATGTATCAGTAATGTTGTTGTTGTCTGACGTACCAGTTGCTGTCGCTAACAGAGTAGTATATCTACTATTTGCAACTATAAATACAAAATCTAATGTAAACTGAGATTGTGAACCAGACTCACCACCTTGACCATCAGATGCGGCAAACCTTAAAGTAAAAGTACCAGCGTCTGCAGCGTCTGTGCTTGGTGTAATAGTAAATACATTATTAACATTAGTTACTGTTGTACCCCCAAGCGAACCTGAGATGACGCTATGTGACCAAACAATTGGAAATCCTTCTGGGTCAGAAGAACTTAGTGTGACTGTTGTTGGAGTACCATCCGCAGCCAAGTCATATATTGCTGCATTTCCAGTGATACCACTAGGAGATGCATTTTGTAGTGATGACATTAACCACCACCCACTTAAAAAATAAACATACATCTTATTAACACTAGATACTAATGCCATGTCACCGGCACTTGGGGATGATGGCAATAAATCATGCGTGGCAACTACTGTTGTAGATCCTACAGTAGATAAGTCTGCTTCCGTTACCTGTGTCGGAGTCCAAGTATTCTTCGTAGAATTGTATGTGTAATTCTTGCCACCTACCGTTGCCACCTGGCCATTTGTTGGACTATCTGGAAAATTAATTGCCATTTATAGAAATTCCTTTAGTTCTTATTATATATTTAATAAAAAAATTGTGTATGAATACGTCATCTTATTGTTTTTTGCCTTAATACCAATCTGAGGGAATAAGTCTAATATTAGTTCGTGAAAAAGTAAATTGCGAGTCTTGGCCAATACCACTTTGACCAAACATTCCTTCATTATCATGACCCCAATCACCCAAGTACACATAATTTTGTGGACCTATCATTGAAAATAAATCTAATCCTGTCTGTTGGCCGCCTTGCGCGTTGCTATAATGCAACACTCGACTACTACTTTTATAGTATGTATAAATATTTTCGCCCATCCATCTACCATAATTGTTAGTACTTTTCCAATTTTCATGATTGGAGAGTGGAATTCCATCTGCCCAAGAATGAAGAAAAGTGGATCCATGCGGCGAATTGTTGTAGTATTTGTGAAACCAAGGACTCCCAAGAACAAGATGTATAGGATCACCATAAATATCTTCTTCAGTCTGGATTTTATTCACTGTAGATAATGTTATATTTGTAACATTTTCCAATGTGCCATTAGTCCAATTTACATTGAAGGTAATTGCACCAGTTGATGAGTCACTTTTCTGCATCATGGCTTCACTAAATCCATCATTAACAGAAGTTATAGTATTATTTCGTTCGTTTGGGTTATTTGTAAATACTAATGGAATATTAGAAGGAGAAGTTATAGTTTGTCTTGCAAACCTATGTACATATCCATTTGGCAATATTACTGAAACATAATAAGCAACATTGCCACCAAAATATTCAAATACTACTTCTCCACCTATTCCCATAAATGATACTACTGCAAACCTTTGAGTGCCGGTGTTGCCACCTGTATAGCCACTATAACTACTTTGTCTATTTGTCACATCATAAGATGAAATACCAGCCCACGGCGCTGAAGTGGATGCTTTTACTTGTTGTAACCAAGGATGCATTCCAATTGCTGCACCTCCACCAGGCCAATTTGCAGCTTGAGTTGGAACGCTTGTTGCTCCAGCATGGGCGGTGATATTAGACGCATTTGATGAGTAGTCTGTATTTGGCTGATATACATATGTTGGTTCTGCTTGATTAGTGGCCCCTTGGCCACCGTGTATAATTGCTGCTCCATCTGCCCTCATAAAACTACAATCATTATCATCTACAGAGACAAGGTGTATTAATCTTCCGTTACCATTACTAGTATTTGACCAATCAGAAGTTGTACTAGTACTTGAATTACTATTGATAAACATAAAATTTCTATAATTATTATCAATATTTGGTGCGTCACCGTAATCAAATGGCGATAATGACCAATTATTATTTGATGAGTTTCTATTTACAAATCCTATAACCGTTTTAGGTGTACTAGATGGGCCAACCAACATATTAAATTTAATATATGCACCGTAAGCATATTTTAGTGCATCACCTGTAGCGGAAGTATTATCTGATAATAAATTGGTTCTAAACTCAGGTGCTCCATCGGTATTGGCTGCTAGGTCAGTATATAACTCTGATGCCCTAGTAACATTTTGTGAATATGTCCACTTGTATGTAGAATTTCTAGTGAAGTAAGTTCCAAACTCATTTAAAACATTAATAAAAAATGTTCTGGGAGTTGCGTTTCCTGATGTATCACTGGCATTTACAGTAAAGGAATAATTTGTTGTTGCCGTAATACTTGCAGACGTAACATCTCCAGTGATTAAACCTGTTCCACCACCAAGACTGAGGCCTGGCACTAATGCTCCACTGTTTACTGTATATGATACAAATTGTCCTTCTGGATCAGTTGCAACAATCGGCAATGAGACTCCAATTGTATCTTTATATAATGATGAACCAAGTTGTCCAGCGGCAGTAGTCCATATCGGAGACCCTCCAGTTTGGATTGCATCTGTTGTAGTCGTATTTTGTCCGCCACCTGTTGTTACCTTCAAATCCAACGGACCATCTGCGGCCGTAAATGCCTGAGGTGTCACAGCAGTAAGTTCTCCTTGAGTTATGACAGAGGTTGTTGATGCATTATATTCATTTCCGCCAGAATCTATGAACGACACTATAGTACCTATATCAAAATTTGTACCGATTATTGTAATGCTTGTACCAGTTGTTCCATCGTATGACGTTGGAGAAATTGATGTTATAGTAGGACTAGGATTTGATGCATCTGCACCATCAACGCCATCAGCACCATCTGCTCCAGAAGGTCCAGAAACACCAATCCATTGTGAACTAGTTCCATCGTTATAGTAGACATACAGAGTACCAGAAGTGGTGTCAAACCATTGATCGCCAGAATTAGGACTTGTTGGTGCTGTATCTGAAGTTGTTACAGATGAACCCCCACCAACACCATCAGCGCCATCGGCACCATCAGCGCCAGCAGGCCCAGTTGCTCCTCTAACACTTACCCATTGTGTACTACTTCCATCATTGTAATAAAGATATAATCCACCATTACTAGAGTTCCACCACAAATCACCATCACTTGGTGCAGAAGGTGCAGTATCTGAAGTTGTTACTGCCGCAGTCGGTCCTGAACTACCAGAATCTGCAGTTGTCGTAACTGGTGTTGTTTTCATTCTATTGATAACATCACCAAGTTTTTTTAATTCTGTCGCAGTTGCACCAGATACTAGAGTATTGACTCTTGCATTTATTGCAGTTTCTATAGTTGCATTTTCACTTTCACCAATTTGCAGTGCCGCTCTAGATAAATTAACCAACTCGTCTATAGTCGCAGTAGGAATTTGTGAAAGTATTGCAGAAGATACTGCACTTAATGATGTGTCTAGATTACTATCTGCCATTTATTTTACCACGTTTTATCTATAGGAATTCTTACCCAACTATTTAGGTCTTTACATACGTACATATAATCAGAATCTATACGAACATCACCCTTGTTACCAATATCTGTGGGTGAAGATGGTGGCAATTCATCAAAAACCTCCATACTTCTGTCCACATTGTCTCTACTTAAAGTCTTATCTCCAATATGTATAGAATTATCACTTACATATAAATCTCTAATTTTATATTCTGCAGAACCAATATCATATGTATCATTTGCATCTGGTAAGATATTACCAGAAAAACTTCCTAGATGAGATTGCACTCTTGCATTAGTATAGTATACATTAGTTGTGCCTTCTGTCAAGCCATCTGTATTACTAATCGAAGATGCAACTGTTAAGCCAGGATTTCTGAGTTGTCTTAATGCGACAGAAAGTTTCCTCAAATCTTCAGCGGATGCCCCCGATACCAAAGTATTGACTCTGGAATTTAATGCAGTTTCTACTGTAGCATCTTCGTCTAGTCCAGCAGCTCTAGCACCTCTTGCAAGTTGAGTAACTTCTTCTATAGTTGCAGTTGGCAAATCATTAAGAATTTTAGATTTGACTGAAGCAATAGAAGTGTTCAAGTTTGTATCGGCCATCTATATTTTATCCTTTAGTTCTATTGATTATACATGTCGTAATACAAAAATACCACTGCCACCTTGGCCGACATTCGCGTCGAGATACGAATCAGTCTTGCCTCCACCACCAGATCCAGTTCCATTTGTTCCATTGGTCGGTGCTATCTCAGTGGAAGAATTACCGTATTTCCCACCATTACCACCAAGTCCATAACTAGTGGTTGCATGAGAAGTACCTTGAAAAGTGGCGCCAGTAGCACCTTCTGCATAGTATTGAGCACTACCTGTCTCTATCGAATTAGCTCTTGGATCGCCGGATGCGCCCTGAGTGCCAGCCGCGCTGCCTGCGCCGCCACCGCCGCCTCCATAATCGTTGCCCCATTTGTTGCCGCCGTTATTACCATATTCATGGAATGATTCACCACCAAATGCGGTAAATGCTCCTTTTGCTTGTGCGATAGATGTACCAGAAGAATTGTCGGGCCCTGTATCACCACCACCAGAACCACCGTTAGAAGTTGCCAAATTACCACTCCAACCTCTACCAGCACCACCACCCAAGGCAGTCATAGAGTCTCCAGTAGTAGTATTTGTTAATACTGTATTTCCACCAGTACTCCCACTGCCATCATTGGATGTTGCACCAGATCCACCGGCACCAACTGAAATGGTATAATTACCAGCCGGCAAAGTTACCTCAAACCCTTCGACCATTCCACCAGCGCCACCGCCGCCACCGGCAGCATTACCATCACCACCACCGCCACCACCGCCGACCATTAATAAGTCGTACTTGGCTGTAGTTGGAATTGTGAAACTACCACTCCCAGAGGTTAGTTTTTTAATTAAATAATCACCATATGCAGCTGCACTTAGTCCAGATACGTTTGTGACCTCACCATTAATCGGTAGAAAGTTAAGACTAAATGCTGAGGCCACGGATGTCGCACCAGAACTACCATCAGTAACACTAAATGTTAGAGTAAATGTACCAGCATCTGATGGATCGTTTGTGCCTGGCGTTATAGTAAATACATTTTCATTTTGTGAAACAGTTGCTGTTGTACCAAGAGAACCAGATGTGACTGCATAACTCCATGTTAGGGGGAACCCTTCGGGGTCTGTGGATACTGCTGTAATCACTGTAGGTGTTCCATCAGATTCTAGTGAATAAGATCCATTTACTCCAGTGATTGCAGTTGGAGAATTGTTTTCAAGTGTTGCAATTTTCCACCAACCAGATCCATTATATGCATACATATTATTATTTGCAGTAACCAAAGCAAGATCACCAGAAGACATTCCAGTTACAGCAATTAATGCTGGCAGGTCTGCATAAACAGTTGCACCACCAGAACCTAATAGTCCACCAGTGTCTGTTAAATCGGAAATATCTGTATTAGTTGTGCCAGCGACAATTTCCCATCTTGCTTTAGTGGAATTATATTCAAATGTCATAGACCCAACATCAAATGCTTGGCCATTTGTTGGTGAATTTGGAAAATTGATTGCCATAGTATTATCCTTTTCGTACTATTTAAAATTAAGGTATATAAACATAAGTTTTGCCGTAGTGATCGCCATGATAACCAGTGGGGTTGCCACTCACGTAATAGAAATGGATTGGGGCCCCGACACCTAGATATTCCGCATTGCCAGATATAGCAAGGCCTTGCCCAAATTTCGCGCCGTCCTGTGGTCCTTCAGTGCCTGATACAGAACTGAGATCGTCTGGATTTGATATTTTATCTACTTCCACAAAACTTCCCGATTCGTTTTTCTGAAAAACATGAAACTCACCACCATCTAAATATTGGCTATTTTCCGCTTGTGGTTTACCTACAACAATAACAGTTCCATTGTCATCTATTGTAACTCTTGTTCCAAATCCATCCCTCGTACCCAACGAGCTAGATGGAGTTAATGCTACTCCAGAATCCCATGAAGTGCCAGTTCTTGTAAACACCCATGCCTTTCCATGCTTATTATTGTTCGAGCCGTTGCTTGATGCCCCACCATCACCAATCACTAGAATATTACCATCATTAGTGCATGATATTGACCCAATCCCGCCCGTCGATATACCACCAAATCGATTGTTCTGATAGATACCCGCCGGAGAATCTATTTCTGTTTGAAGGCTCCAACTCGTTCCACTTCTTGTGTATATTTTAACAGATGGTGCGGCCGTTTGGGCCCTCTCATTGGAATTTCCGCCACCAGCGCCCCTTGTCACAAAAACAGTATTACCATCACCAGAAATTGCTACTCCATTTCCTTGGTAATCATAATTGTAATCGCTTTCCAAAGTTTGTTCTTTTGCCCACGTTGTTCCAGTCCTCTTATATATGTGTGCTTGTCCACGATTAGTTCGATTTCCTGCAGTGGCTCCTGCATGACCAACAATTATTCTTTCTCCTAATTTATCCATACTTATACATCCACCATAAGTGGGATAATTTAATGCATATAAATAATTTGTATCAGCAACTATAACAGCTTCTCTTGTTGCAGTTGTACCACTTAGTGTATATATTATTACATTTCCCGCCTTATTTGAAGTATTTCCTGAAGTACTACCATACAAAGCAGAAATCGCTACTCTCGAACCAGTTGCGTCCATAGCAACTGATGTTCCTAACCTACCGTTTTCATAATTATCAGTGTGTGCGATATGAGTTGGACTTCCCCAATTAGTACCAGACCTTGTGAATATAGACCAAGTACCTTCATTGTTGTTGCCAGATGATGGATTGCCCACAATCATTTTATCTCCATCTTCGGATAATGCTATATCACTGCCCTGACTTGTAGCATCCCATCCCCAGGCACGATGACTATGCTGTAACGACCCAGATGACCAATCTATAGAAAATGTTAAAGTAAATGTACTAATTGCATTAACTGCACCGTTGACTCCATCAGTAACCGAAAATGTCAACCCAAATGTTCCAGCATTAGCACTATCAGTACTAGGTGTAATTGTAAATACATTTTCATTTTGTGAAACAGTTGCAGTTGTTCCTAAAGAACCAGAAGTGACTGCATAACTCCATATGAGAGTGAATCCTTCGGGGTCTGTAGAAACTGCTGTGATAACCGTAGGTGTTCCGTCCTTTGCCAACGAATAAGTTCCATTCACTCCAGTGATTGCACTAGGTGAATCGTTTTGTACTGTAGCAATCTTATACCAACCAGATCCATTATATACATACATATTATTATTTGCAGTAACCAAAGCAAGATCGCCAGAAGACATTCCAGTAGCGGCTATTAGTGCCGCCATATCTGCATAGACAGTAGCACCACCAGAACCTAATAGTCCAGTACTGTCTGTCAAGTCTGATATATCACCAGAACCACCACTAACTGTTGGTGCGTTTGATTGTACCCACTGAGAAGATGTTCCATCATCATAATAAATATATAAATTCATCTCATCTGTTTTAAACCATAAATCACCATCTTCGGGATTACCAGGCGCAGAGTCAGAAGTGACAATATTTGTACCAGCAGCTGTTGCGGTTGTACCAGATGCAGTAATATTTGGATTTATTGAATCGTCAACTTGATTGATCGCGGCAGCAATAGCTTCAGATTCTGTTGCATCTGCAGTTACAATAAGAGTATTTGCTCTTGTATTGATTGCATCTTCAATATCAGTATCTTGAGTGTGCCCAAGGTTTCTTGCAGACCTTGCAATTCTTTTTAATTGTTCAGGATTTGCCGACGGAATTTGATCTAATAGTTTCTGTCTGAGTGATGATATCGAACTGGATAATCTAGTATCTGCCATTTAAAAACTCCAATAATCTTTTCTATTATTTATAATTTAAATTTGTTGCAAAACTTCAATAATTTCTTTTTTTACTGGAATGTCCTCTGTATGAATATTTCCACTCTCAATTCCATTTACTACACTAGGCAACTTGTTAATAAAGGTTAAGAAACTAACTAAAATATAATACTGTTCTTTATCTATTTTTAAAAATAGAATTCTTGTGCAAGGTTCGTTACCCAACACATTATACAATACTATCAGATGATTTAATATCAATCTTTCTTTAAGTTGATTTTTAGTATGATACCTATAAAACAATCTTTTTATATATTTAATCCGCTTCATATCATCCATGAATTCATCCATAGTATGACAACTAGGATTTTCATAAGATTTCATTTGATATAAGCTCACGTTCGCTTCAGTTAAATTCTCAAACATTCAATATTCACCAAGGGCCCCAAATAGGAGATTACATTAATTCTTTAATTTCTTCAATAAGACTTTTCTTTGATTGTCTTTTATCTAGTTCTACATCAAGATTTTCTCTTGCCCACGATTCTAATTCATCTTTAGACATACTGGCAAAATCTGGTCCTGCATCCTCAACAACTTCTGGTTTTGGGGCGGGTTTCGACTTTTTGGGTGCCGGTGCTGATGCTCCTAGTTTATCTTTCAATCCCCTATGAGATACGAGTAGTTCACCTTTCGGCGATTCCCAACCGCGATTTGTAGCAACGGCATCAGGGGCATAACTTGGTTTCTTAATAGACATTAACAGTCTCCCTTATTTAATCATAGATGCGATTTTCTTCGCTCTTGTTTTATTGTTATATTTTTCCATGGCCATATCGTAAACTTGTTTTTTAAGTTCAGTCATTTTGATTTTTGGTTCTAATTCTTTCACCAAATCTGCCATTTCTTTTGCATCTTTTTTATCAGATGATTCTATTAATGATTCAACATCAAAATCTTCATTCTTCTTTCTCAAATTTGCCAAGTCCGATCCATCAATTTTACCATTTTTATTTTTATCGATTTTCTTTTGTTTTGGAGAAAGTTCTTCGGATTTACGACATTTACAGTCTGCAGGGCAGTTACAAGGATCTTCATTGCAACAATCACATTCTGACTCTTGTACATTATCTTCGTTTTGTCTTTTTAATACTGCAGAGACTTGTGGATGATTAGATAATCCTTTTTTAATTTTATCGATTGCCTTTACTGCACCTGTCATGTTACCACCAGCATATCTCTTATCTGATGCAACACCAATTGCCATCTTAATTTCTTTTGGAGAAAACTTTTCTTCTAATTCTTCGGTACAATGTTGTGCATAGAGTTTTTCTAATTTTACTGAATCACATCCTGAGTATGCAGCCATGATTTGTTTTTTAGTTTTACCTTCATCATGCATTTTCTTTAAAGTTTCGACAGTTGGTAGTGCAGAATACTCTTGCAATTCAACTTCTTCTTTAATTTTGTTTTTTGCAAAATAATCGGCGATATCTTGAGCGTCATCAAAAGATTTTTGTCCTTTTTGCCCCTTCATACTGATAAAGAAAGAATCTGCACCTCTATCATAGTCACCTTTACCTACTACTTTACCTTTGAAAACAACATCAACAGCACCATCAGTACTAACTACTTTATATTGTCCTTTACCACCATGTGCAAGAACTTGTTTTCTACCTTCGTCTAAAATAAGGTTTTTAATTTGAGAAAGTACTTCTTCTTTTTTAGATCTTAACTTGGCAAGATCCTCCCCGTCAACTTTACCATTATTATTTGCGTCAATTTTCTTTTGTTTTGGTGAAAGTTCTTCCTTTTTATCCCAAGGAGCCTTTTTCAGAGTTACTTTATCTTTTCCTGATTTGGATGACTGTGCGGTTTTTGCGAGTTTCTTTTGCAATGCAGCCTTTTTGTTTTCATCAAGTTCACCTTCTTCTTTGAAGATGCCTTTGCGTTTCGCATCACCGATGATTTTTGTCATCTGGTCTTTTGACATACGCTTATACTTTGGCATAGACATTAAGTAATCAAATGCATTGTGGGATTTCTTACCACTTTGCGACATATACTTTTCATAGTCTTTGATGAGACTTTTGTTTTCAGAAACTTCTTTATTTTCAACAGATTCTTTTCTATGTAAGAATTTTACACCAAACATTTTTTCTGTAGATTTAACACCAATGTGATTTGCAACAACATCAACAATTTTTTCTCTAGGTTCAGTATCTAAGTTATTAGTCATTCCGACAACTTTATCAGACATACCTTTTCTCATCAGTTTTGCAACTTTAAGAAAATCTTTTTTGTCCATACCACCATATTTTTTGGCATACTTTTCTAATTCATCGGCGGCACCTAACATCTTTAAACCACCAGTAGCCTCTGCAAGTTCAACTTCTTCAAGGTACATATTCAATTCATAACTTTTATTATCCATGTTGTAAACTTGAATTTGCACACCCTTTTTCTGGGGTTTACCTTTTTTGAGTAAATCTAATCTATAACTATTTGTTTTACCACTTGAAGGTTTTCTAGGTCCAAATGCAACTTTATCATTAATACTCTCTGGGTCTACTTCGTATCCCATTTTCTTAACAGTATCGTATGCATGTTTCATAGCACTAGAAAAATCTTTGTGATACAGTTTATACTTTTCTTCTAGAATCTCGGCCGTATCTGAATTCTCCATAATATTTTGGATTAGGTCAAGAACTTCTTTCTTTTGTGTGAAAATATTATTGGTCATTTCAATTTCCCTTGGTTTTCTCTATATTTATAATATCAATTATATTGCGATAATTTTTTAATTCATTCGGCGTCATAACTAATTCCATAAAAGGAGTATCTTTCAAATAAGTGTCTCTTAAAGTTTTAGTACCAAACTCTCCACCACCGGCCTTTGGTAATTTTGGTGGATTTTCTGCACCAGACAATGATTCATGCACTGTTTCCTCTGGTACACAATTTGGTACTTCTTTTCCATTTTTCATTTTCATACCGACTTGTTTATAGCCAGGCCAGCATGGGCCATTATTTTCTTTTTTATCTTTGGTATCTTTTGACATAGAACCTTTTTTGACAACACCAGATTTTTTGATTTTGTTTATCAGTTGCATTCGTCTTTTACTAGTAATTTCATCTATTTTATCTAGCGAAAGTTCTTCTCTCATTCTAGGTTCTTTTCTATTATAGTGTTGAGTTACTAATGATAGATTTTTTGGATCATTGTTTAATGGATTATTGTCTTTGTGATGTACATCTTTACCATCACCACGTTTTGCTTTACCGGCCTTTTCCATTGCATATCTTGCACGTTTTCTGGCACGATTTTTTTCCATCTGTTCTGGAGTGCCATGATAGTTTTCACGTTCTTTTTTATAATCTCTATCTTCTTCAACACTTTCTTTTTTTACTTTTGCAGCAAGATCTTTATCTGCACCACCCCATGTACCAGATGATTTCGTAACAAAAGAATTGACTCTTGCAAATGCCCATTGTTGTGGAGTAGTGCCTGGCCTATGTCCAGATTTCCATGCAGCCATACCTCTATCATATACCTTTTTAAGTATACTGTATGGCATACCAGACTTATCTGCCTTTTTTCTTAGTCCGTCAATCTGCTCACCAAACATATCTTTATATTTTTTCGTATGTTTAGATGGTTTAGTTTTTGCATTTGCATCACCTGGCGCTGGTTTATATGACTTATCATCACCATCTGGTTTGTCTGCCTGTTTCTTGAAATGTGCTGCACGCTTTTCTTTCGTACCCTTAGACATATCATCACCATCAGCATCTTTTGCATAATACTTTTTAGGTTGAGTGCCTTCTTTGTCTTTTACATCTGGGTCTTGGGCAGTTTTTCTTTCTGATATAAAACTAGAAAAATCTTTCATTTCGTTTTCTTCATATTTCATAACTTTACTAGAAGTACTAAAATTTTTCTTTCTCATAATAGTTTTTGTAACCAATTCAAATTCACCATTATTGTAGTTGATAACTACAGGCAAATTTAAGTCAGTTGAGATATCTTTTAGTACAGCCTCTATATCAGGATTTGATAAGATATTCTTACCTTTATTTTTTTGTATCTTTTTAAATAATTTTTGCAACTCTGCAATTTTAATATCTGGAGAGTTTCTAGAATCATTCATTCTATCTGCAAAGTGTTTCGTAAATGTAACATCAATGTTAAATTTTGCAAGTAATTTATCTGCAAACTTCTCTAAATCTCCAACTTGTTTTTGAGATACCTTTTCATAAATCATATCAAAGACCTCATCATTAGATGACTCTCCTATAGTATCAATGAAACCAGAATTCATAAATTCTGAGAATAATTCTGCATCACCCAACCACAATCCAAATTCGGTATTTTCAACTTTCATTGCCTTTCTGATCGCAGTGTATAATTTTTTACCATCAGTCCTTTCAAACTTTGATGGTAAACCGTTTTTAAAACTATCATAATCATCTGCAGCTGCAGCAGCTCTCATCTTAGATGCAGACATACCAGTAACACCTTCTGCATCTGGGTCTCTTTCCCCTGCGGAATATATCTTAATACCACCCTTAAAATCATAAAGTCCGTGTCTGCCTTCAACACCATTATACTTGTTTAATAAAGTTTTAAACTCTGTAACTCTATCTCCACCGACAACCATTGCACATTCTTTATATCCCATTTCATATAAAATTGTTGCAACATTAATTGCAGTTTTTGCTTTATTATTTGAAATGATATTTCTTGAATATTTTGGAAACATCTTTTTCATAAATCTGACTTTGGTCTTAAAATCAAGAGGATCTTTTTTTGGATTTTGAGAATGACTTGGAAAGACCATAAAATCTGCGGCCTCTTTTTTAGCGACTGCAGCAACCTTTTCAATTAACTTTTCGTGTCCAGTAGTTGGAGGATTAAATCTACCAAACGTAAAAACAATTTTATCCTTCGCCATCGTTATCCCTCGTAATTTCTAAGACTTTTTCCATTTGCGCTTTGATGATAGGTTCTCTATTCGGCCAGAAAATATATTCTTTATCTTTATTCTTTAATAGGTTTTGCAATAATGGCATAATAAGTCTTTCCAACTTTAATAACTTATCTTCTAATACTTCCTTAGAAATATCAAGTCCACTACTCTTTTCTTCATACAAACTTTTAGATGCAATTAATTCAGACATAACATCTCTTTGCATTTCAATTAATTCTGAGAGTTTGCCGTCAAGTCCACGTAGTTCTGCACTAGTCGCCTCTGCGACTTGTGTTACTTTTTCTACAGATTCATCACCACCAGAGAGACTACGTAATTCATCTTCATCTACTGCAGTAAATCCAAAATCTACATCTTCATATTTGTATTCGTTTGTCATACTACTATTTAGTCCTTTACTTTTGCTCCACCACGCCATTGATAACAACTCCAATATCTAGCTTTCCATTTAGGGCCAGGATTGTCGCAGTTATGTCTTGCTCTGAAAGATTTTCTCCTTGCAGGATCATCTCTTTTGATTTCCATATTAGGGTCACCAAATCCAACTTTAACAACATTACCCTTTTCATTCTTTACATACACATAAAACTTTTTCTTTCCATCTTGGGATCTACTAGGTTTATTTAATGTAACTTTTTTACCTTGATATTCAGATTCAATCAATTCTAAATCTTCATATAGATTGCATTCTTCGCAAATCTGGTCAATTTCTTCTACTCTGTTAAAACTTTTCATCTTACCCTCTTAACTGATCCATTATGTTTTGCCAGAAATGCCTCAAAAGATACTTCTGGATATTCTTTTTGTAAACTTAGAAACATTTTTAAGTTTGAATTTGCATCATCAAACAGTCTAATTCTTTTATATATTTTTGTATCTAAGTACTTTTTAAAAATAACTTTCTTATTATCCGCAGCAGGACCAGAACCTAAATTTCCAGCGCGTTCCACAAAAATTTTATCTATATCAATCCCTTGATTTTTAAATGTATCAAGAAATAATTTTTTGTCATCAAAATCTGGTCTTGCCGTTACAATAATAACCTTTGAACCAGCCTTAGTTGCATTTTTCAGTATTACCTTTACTTTATTAATCATTCTGGCAATCGGTGTTGAAGTTTTATTAAACACTTCTGCACTTTTAAACTCCCCAAAATCAAACACTTCTCCAGATTTTTTCTTATATGTATTAAATTCCTGATTGTTTAATTTTTTAACAACTTTTCCATCTTTAACAACCTTTACTTCTGCCTTAGTTATAAACATAGTTTCATCTATGTCAAAGATTGTTAGTCCTTTACCTGAGGCCTCAACTAAAAATGTATTAAAACTTTTCAC